TAGACTGATTGCACTTCTCATACCATCACTTAGGTTAGCATCTTCTGCTAATCTTTCTAAGAACTTCTGTTTAGGGCCGTATGATATTGGAACTTTCTGTTCATGTAATATAGTACCATCTGCTTTTACTTTCTTAACTGATATGTTGTTAAAACACGTTCCAAAGATAGAGACTGCTCTCTTAATCGTTTCATTATAAAAGTATGTTCCAAACATTATGTAACCTCACCGAATGGGTTTGTTTCACTAAAGTCTAGATATGTATCCCCTTTAGTTTCAAAATCTAAGTTCTGTGCATTACCATCATTTGCAAATGTCAATATGTCTACGATAGTTTCTATGTTAAATGATGCAGTTGATGATGCACCAACTAGTGTATCTCCTGCTTGAAGTGTTCTAGTGTTATCTTTAATTGTTAGAATTCGTGTTGCCGCAACCCAACCAACCACTTCACCAGCCGCAGTTCCATTGTAATTGATTACTTCACCATTTGTATAGTTACCACTTCCACCACTTGCCATATACATCTCTATTGTATATGCCTGTTCGTTCTCTATAAAGTCTGCAGCTGTTCCAGTATCGAAATCTTCTCCACTGTATTCGAACAGTTCACACTGTAATTTGAATGTAAATAGTTTTCCAACTTGGTAAAATGGGTTTTCGTGTTCCACGAATTTGATTTCAAACATTGAACCACTAAGAGGAAAGTAGATTAAATCTCCTTCGTTTGGTCTAAGTGATGTTGCAAGGTTTGAATCTAATGAGATGAATCTTTCCCATGTTCGTAAAGATATGACGAAGGTTGCTTGGTCTCTTACTTGGACACCAAACTTAGACATGAGGTCACCCTCTCCTTCAAATCCTTCTGTATTTTCTAAATACATTTCTACTGAGTATGCATCTCCAAAACTGGATTGTACATCTTCACCAAGAATAGAGTCTTCCTCTACAATTTCTCTTGGTAGGTAGAATGTTTCATGTCCATACATTCTTAACGACTCAACAACTAAATCCTCATAGAGGTGTTGTTCAGTGTTTACTGCATGGTTAAAGAATACGTTTGTAGGCATAATTTAAGTCCGTTTTAACCAATCATATCCATGACAGGCATTTCAAAGTTCAATCTAGACTCTTCTTCTAGTCTCTGAATCTCTTCTTGTGCTTCTTGTTTTATTTGTTGTGCATCAAGTGTAACTCCGCCAGGCAGTTGTATACCTGAGAACTTAGAAAGGTTTTCACCCCATTGATACTTAACTAGTGCAGTTGCATATCGTTTTAACCACATATCGTTGTAGATATCAGTCATGTCTGTTGGGTCTAACTTTCTGTAACACTCAATAACTATGAACTCACCAGCTGTAAGTTTAGATGCATTGTAATCTATGTATAGTCTGTTACTATGTGTATTGAAACGTATTGGTATTTGACCTACTAACATGTTGTTCATCATCGTAAGATGTGATTGCACTTGTGAGTAGTATAGAATACTGGTAGATGTTAAATCCCAAAGGTCATTCAATCTAAGTTGGTATTGTAAATCAAACATATTTGACTTAACACCACTTGAGAATGGGAATAGGTTTATAACAGAAAGAACATGTTCAGGAAGTGTTATGTAGTTCTGACCTTCTCCAAAAGTCTGACCAGCAATATTCTGTGTTCCAGTTGTCGCTGCATTATGGGTTTCGTTTGTTTTAAAAGCATCAATCTCTGCTTGAGTCATTTGATGTTTTAGGTAAGTCTTTATACTACCATCGTAGTGATATTCACGAAAGTATTGGAGTGCTTCATCAACCCTATCGTCCATTTGGTCATCATCAACGTTGATTTCCAAAACTGGAGCTCCAAGTTTCCTCTTAATGTATTGCTTAAATGTGTCTTTCGAATTCGGTTGTGCCATAATAGTATTCCTGTAGTAATACTATTTATATCTTTTTAGTCTTGGAAGTAAGTCTTAGTTTGAAGTCTATCGATTTTTTCATCGATTCTTTCTATTGTACCCATTAGACGAGTGAAGTCTACTTCAATTTGGTCTCTAGTAACGTAATCTTTAGCTATCTCTTCTCGTGTTCTATTGAGAAGAATATTCAATCGATTCTGTTCTGCTAAAATAGAACGTACTAAGAATCCTATCGGAAAAACTATTACCGTTATGATGACGTTCCAAAGAATTGCTGGGTTTACTATAATATCCATACCAGTATTTAGTATATCTACTTCAGTATGGGGTCTCCTTTTATATCAATTTCAAATTTAAATTCATCGGGATTGTAAGTGTCTCCATTGATAGGCATTCTTGATTCTATACCACCACTGTATCGCATTTCTATATTAAATGCAATAGAGTACCTTTCTTTATTAGAAAGATTTGGTTCTACCATATGCATAGTACCACTAGGGAATAGTACTAACTTACCCGATGTAGGTTGAATAGAATGTGATGTAGGTGTTCGGTTTGAGTGAGGAAAATCTGCAACTACCTTACAGTCTTTATCAATGATATCTATATTACCTTCATCTCCCTCTGCATGGATGTAGAATGCACCCGAATACCAACACCCATTATGTAAATGTGGTTTGTTCCATGCACCAAAATCATTAATGTTAGCCCATGCATTTCCCATCTGCATGGTTGCTTTAACTGGATTTAATCCATGAAATGGTATTACTTCTCTTTGAAATACCCGTTGTATTTTTTTTATCAATTGTGCAAAAGCAGGATTACTCTCACAACCATCATTTGATTGCCACCCAGTATATGCATTGGATATTCTACGACCTTTAGGGTCTTTTTGTCTCATCCCATCCATAGTCTCTTTTAGTAGGTGTAAATACTCTTGTGTTACTCCATCTTGTGGGTGTAACTCGTCATTGAGTAAATCTACTTCAAATAAAAAGGTAGGGAATAGTAATCTAACTGCCATCGGTATCTCCAAAATTCATTTCTAATTGCACTTCAGGGTGTTCTTCACTGACATGCATGGGACACTCGGGTGGTGGATTATCTTCTTTAAACATACGACCTTTCTCTTTCCAAAATCCATGTTTTCTATATGCACCCATCTGTCCAGTCTCACTTCGTTCTTTTTCTGATAACCCCTTCCATCTTCCATACTCATCCATTGTATAAAACCCTTCATCATCAAATTGGGCAGTAACTAACGACCTGTTTTCAGTAAAGGTCTGACTGTCGTAGTTTATATAGGAAGCATTCCATGTCTCTCGTTTAAATGGTATCACTTGACATAATGGTGTTCCTTTCAAAATAGTAAATGAATGGTCTACCTTTGGATAGAAAATTATTTGTGCATTGTCCACATTTTTATTAAATGCATCTGTATCAATGATACCTTGCCATGTTGCAAAATATTTATTTTGAAATAAAAATGGGTCTAAGTAGAATGTAGAATATCCTTTCGGAGTGGTTATCCCCCAAGGATTTCTCATTTTGAATGCGTCTTTAACTGGGCCGTCACTACCCAAAAACTCGAATGCATTTGCAGTCTGTACATTAGGATGTGAAGGGGATGCATATCCATCAGGTACTTCTGTAAAATTTTCAGTATGTGAGGTTTCATCAATGTTTACACGGATATCTCTATTAGCAATTAGTATCCATCCTGTTTTTAACCAATCATCCATAGCAGGACAAGAACGTATAGTCTGAACTTTACTACCATATACATCTACATGAACCTTAGTCTTTTTCCACCACTCGGGCGTTATACTTTTTGCAAGGACTGGTTTAAAGTCCCTTATAGTACTATTACTAAATGTTGAAAATTCTATCGTCGGCATGAAACCACTCACTTGTATCTTTAATTAATCTAATTTCGTCACCCCTCAACACTATAGATTTTCTATCTATATATCGTGCCTTTGAAGAAGGTGCATCTGCACCATGGGGAATCCTTCCATCAAACATTAACAATCTGTTGGGTTTGAATTCAATCTCACCAATTTGATGATTTTTAATGTGTTCATCTCTTCCATCAAAACCCTGTTGCATTTCATCATATAGTCTCAATGCACCCCCCCATTGTTTGTTCCAAAACCTGTTGGTGTAATATAAGAAAGATAAATTCCATTCATCTTCGGGTTTACAATCTCGATGGGTTGTTCCCTGTAAACCTTGTGTTTGTGAGTTTAGTCCCATATATTGAAACCTCTCCCATTTAAACCCAAAGTCTATTTGTATCTTTCTATCTAACCATCTTGCAAGAAATGTATCTTTACTCTCTATATCATCATCGACCTGTTTGTCTTCACCACGGAAATACGTTGCACCCCAAAAACTATGATGTGCTAATCCAGTAGGACTATCTCCCCTAACTTGATTTGTCTTAGACCAAAAAGAGGTATGTGATACCTGTCTATCTATAGCATGATGCATCTCTGTTGATAGATAATCATCTATAACATAGACTCCTTTTAATGGAAATTCATCAAGTTGAAAAGGTTCGGTCTTATAATGTATATCGATACTGGACATTAACCGTTGTTCTGTCCATCAGTTGCTATTTGAGGTTGTGGTATTACTTCACAATACTTGTCATAAGATTTTAATAAATCTTCTCTAGTTAT